TTGTTGATTATCAATCATATAAATCAATATTTTAATATACGTTTACATTTGATTAGATTTATTACATATAATCGTCGAATTTTTATTGCAAAATATTTGTTTGACAATAAAATACGCAGTATATTTGCTTCTGTAAGATAACAATATTAATAAACAAGGTGTACCAGATACCAATACAAGCCCCAAAGGTATGGGCAAAATATTATGACAAATAAAGATATTAACAAAGTCCAAAATGAAGTTAAGAAAGCAAGTGAAAAGACACTAACTGGTGCAGTAAAAGCCTGGTGTCAGCTTTTTAAATCTGGTAAAGAAATCAACGAGATTTTGAAAGATAATGATATAAAAGTAGACAAAGCTATAGTACCGGCTTTGGTTGCTTTGGCAAAAGATAAGGAGACGGTAATACAACTTTGCAAAGACATATTACCACGAGTTAACAATACCTTTTGCGCCTACAAAGAAGTAGAACGTGAATACTATGATAAAAACGATAAGGATAAAAACAAAAAGCTTAAAATGAACGAAATAGAGGATATAGCGATACTAGGATCGTCTCATAAACGCTTTGGATATAATGAGCCTATAGCGTGCGATTTTGGTATATATTACGAAACGTTTAACGGAGCAGACAAACGTATTATAAAGTGCGCCGTACCTATCAAACGGTATACATTTAATCTTATTGCAAAGTGTGTCGCCTACTATTTGACACACCCAAAAAATGAAAGATAACAAATAATTAGCCCCTATATCATTTATGTATAGGGGCGTTATGGTAGCACACCTATGCGTTCCCGTCGCGCTACTGATTTAGACTAAATAGGTACGATATTTGATATTTTGATATAAACATATTGCTGGTTGTTAGGGTATCGAGAACTTGCAGTAGATAGGCCGCCGCTTAACAATGTGGTTTAGGTACTATTATAGTCTATGATAGTACCATTATCTTTAGGTTTATATCAATCCGGTAAGTACACTAGGTAACCTAGTAGGCCGTGTAAAATCACGGGGTACGTTGGTGTATATACGCATGTATAGGGCGTATGTCCATACGTTGCTAGAGTAACACGTATGGAGTGCATAACGGAGTTATAACCGTGCTAATGTATCAAACCAATAGCGTTTAAGGTGGCTTAAATACTTATGCGCTATATGTAGTAGCAAAATAACAACCCTTACAAGGGTATTTTGTGCGGTTAAATTGACGGACAAAGTGCGCCTTGTCGATACGTATCACGGACAACGTATGTGCGTATTTGGTCGGCTTCGTTGTCGGCAAAGGGACGAAACCAAAGAAAATAGGGGGGCGTGCGGGCGTTCGGCTGGTTATATCGATAACGCCGGCCGTGTCGTCCCCGGTCTCCCGTTTCTTATTGGTGCCATTAAAAAAGAATAGATTATGTACAAAAAAAAGTTTGATAATTTGAATAAGAAATTATCCATTCAAAAAGAAAAGGCTTTAAAGTCCATCAAAAAAGCCCAAATGGAATTTTACGTTGAACTTACCAAAGAACTATACAATTCTAATAAATTAGATTGTAGCAGGGAGTCGGATAAGTGCAGGCGGAAACGTGTTAGCTACATGGCAAACAAATTGCGACAATAGATCGTTTGTTTTTATTTGATTTTAAAGTTTGTGCCCTTCCGTACTTTAGTGATATAGGACGGAAGGGCTTTTTTGTGCCTAATTTTACAAAATGATAGCATAACCATATGTTTTGCTTACACATAAAAGTGTCAAGGCGGCAAATTTTAAGCCTTGATCGAAAATGTGTAAGCAAAATTCCTTATTATGTATCATTTTGTATATATCTATATCCATACGGGCGGGTGAATTGTACCCTTATGCATGGATTTGCGCTTGAATCGATCCTAAAAGGTATATAATAGGCGGTACTTATTGTATATTTTTTATCTATATCTAGGCTTATCTTTCCTTAGAGGTAGCTCTAGGGATTGATATATATTATGTTGTTGATACTCAATTAATTAAGTTATTTGTGTTCAATTTTAAAATCGTGGTTACTTATTGTATATTTTTATGGGTGTATTTATATATTTCGTACTCACCTTGTTTTGTGGGTATATGGCGTTTGAGTTGGGGCGGTACGTTATAGCTACGGGCGACGCTCTGCCTATAATCATAGTTTCTTTATTGGTTTTATTATCAATACATTGTATTAGGCAAGTATATAAGGCAATCAAAAACAAAGATCTCGATATCCTAGACTGAATCAGCGTTCCACGTGGAACAAAGTAGCTGAAGGTCTGGGGATTTCGTGGGGATTTCGAGGGAGGTTCCGGGTGTGCGGGGTGGGACACCTCCAAACAAGGGACCCCCTCAAACAAGGGACCCCCTCAAACAAGGGAATCCCCTCAAACAAGGGGGGGGAAACCCCCTCAAACAAGTGGGAAACACCACCAAACAAGAAAAAAAATACCTTTTAAACAAGAAAAACCCCAGCAAGTGGTATCTTCCAATCAAATGTAAAAGTTTGCAAGTGGTAGGAGTTTTCAGTCAAGGCAAGGCGGTTGTGAGCGATAGTGGGTATGGTGTTATTGGTGGGGTAGATATTGTTTATTGGTATGGGGTATGCGGAGGGAACCAAGGGGAAACGGGGGCGGCGATGGCGTGGGGTAGGTCCCGCTGGTCGTCCGTCTCCGTTCCCCTTTGGCGTTAGTGTAATATTAAAAATCTGATAGTGATATGACAAAAGAAGAAGCAAGGAACGTATTTGGAGGTAGTATAGTAAATGAGTTTCTGTCGCTGGGGGCTGAGCCTACCAACGTGGTAAGGCAAGACGGGTTGATAGAATGGAAAAGTGATGGATATATAGAGGTAGGAGGCGTACAGGTATGGGCCTACTATTACTTTGAGGATGGCGAGGACGTTGATAGATGTGATTGGGAGGATCATATGGAGATAGAGGTAGAGGAATGTTGGATTTAAAATCGGTTGATATGAGATTCATGTATTTAACGGAGCTTAGCGGAAAGGATATATACGTAGGCGACAAGAAGTGCAAAAGAGTAAAGATATATGTAGGCAGGCCGTTGGCGGATACGCCTAAAACCTATAAACGAATAGGCGGATTTGTAGCAAAAGAACTATCCAACGCTTATAACAGCGGTTGTGTTTCCATCTATGAAGCAAAGGATAAAACGCTCAGATATTCGGTTTATCGAGACGGTTGTTTTTATCCTTATTATGGGAAATTAGAGGTGGCAGAATAATACCAAGGGGAACGGGCGGCGGTGTCACGGCGTGGTAGGCTGCGGGTGTCGGCTGCCGTTCTTTCCTTTGGCGTGGTAATAACTAAATACTAATATTATATGGACGAGATTGTAAAATTACAAGATGAGATACTGTCTTACCTTCGTAATAATATTACAAAGGATGAGGCGTATTATATCCTTACGACTGATAAGGAAATGATAGAGATTCTTATATCAGATAAGAAGGGCGGAAGCAAACGTATCAAGATTCTTGATATGGAATATACTATCGAGAGGGACGATATGTTACTGCTGTTCGACACTGATGGGATAATAGACGAATGTCTTTTAACATCCAGCCACATAGGGATAAACATGTATTTCCGTCGGCAAGATATTCGGGATATACTATCCAAGAAATTGGAGGTCATGGAATACCGGTATATAAAGATTCAGGTCGATAATATACCAGTAGTAGAGAAACGTCGTGTTATTCTGGATTTGACCGGGCATAGGGTGGATCGTGATGACCGTGATAAGATAGATTTTATGTTTATTTATTATATGGCAAGATTATGCGAGTAAGAAGGACGGTAAAAGAGAAAGATGTTATAAAGATATGGGTATTCGGGTACGATCGGAAGCTTATTAAATCGGCAACGGATTCTGGGTTTAGAAGCATGTCGGCGGTATTATCTTACGCCAATTGTATGGCAGGAGATAAGCCTGTAGATCATATTAGGATCTCGAATGAGAATTGCGGCTGGTGTGGATCGTATACTATATATGGTAGGGAGATAGATTAGTTTGATAGTGAACAGCAAAGGAGGTGCGTATGAATAATATTATAACAAACGCCAATGTCGTGAAGGTAAAAGTAAGGGTGTATGATATTGGCGATGGAGAGGTAGATAGATACACGATAATATGTGTAAGTAATAAGGGTAAAGATAGTAATGGGTTGGTATATTATCCTGTGTTTGCGTGCAGCGAAAATCCATTTCATCCACAAGGAATAGGAATATATGTTGGTGATTATTATCCATATAGGAGACATTCATACAATTTAGGGAAAAGGGTTAAAGATATAATGATCTTACCAGAGAAAGTGATAGAGTACATAAAATGGATAACAAGATAAAATCATGGAAGGAATAACTTACAATAATTATGATTTGGTTGCTTTTGAGCAAAACGGCGAGATAGTGGTGGCTGTGACGTTTTACAGATATTATAGAAAGAAAGCGCATAGCGAGGTAAATTACAGGTGGAAAACCAGATGTCCGGAATTGGTGGATAAGATTGTAAGACACCGTACCAAGGTGTTTACCGGCCAGCTTATTCAATTAGCGAAGGCGTATGGGGAGAAAAGGGTCATTAAATATCAAAAACAGGAGGAAGAGGTATGTTGAAATACGACAGGGACGCTATAGAAATATATATACTAGATCATATAGATACTGATAATTACAAAAAGCAGTTTAGATATGATAGGGAGTATCTGGCTTTTATGCTTAACGTGTTTAAGGATGAGTATAAAGAACATATCAAAAGGGATGGGATTAAGAAAGCTTTCGAGGACTACATAATGAGCGTTCCGTCTATATTCAGGATTCATATAGCGGATTGCGATATCAGGTATTTATTACGTTCATGGGAAGTGGAGTTCGATGATGATGATGATGAGATATACATCTTGTATAAAAAGATCATAAGGGAGGTCTTCTTTAAGATGTGTAATGATATGAACATTAGATTTTAGTTTGTTAATATTGTGACCATGACCTTGGCGGGGTGGAAGGATATATCATAATCGTACGTGTGCGGATATGATCCGGGGTCAGTTCCCGGCACCTTGGCATAACTTAAATGTAAGTAGTATGGAAGATAATATTTTAAAAAGAGCGGCAGCGGAATTAAAAGAAGCCGGTTGCAGGGTTTTCGCATGGCAGGATGATACTTATAATAGAGGTTGGAGTAAGGGTGATTATATAATGTTGTATTACGCCTTCCCTGATTCACCCAACATCGGGTATCTGAGTCATGGAGAATATGGAATGAGTGTAGCATATAGTAGAGCCTATATACCGAGCCGTGGAAGTGGATCGGGATGTGGTATCAAGGAGGAAGCTACGTTCGACCTTGCGACGGCACTGGACGTGCTAAACGAGCCATTACCTAGGTGGTGCAAGTCTTATGGGGTTTATCCAGAACAATATAAGGATATTGATAGATGGTACAATAGCGATAATTATAACAAAAAATATTTAAGGAAATTTGATATGGAAGTAAAAGATTGGGAAAATCTGGTTTTGAATACAGAAGTAGGATCACATTGTTTTGTTACGCTGATTGATGATAAGGACATCAGTAGAGGTTATGCGCAAATCAGACGTGCGGAGCATTTCGGGTATAACATCTGTTTTACAAGGTTATACGGGAATAAGTTCTATTTCGAAAAGATAGAGGAAGGACGTACGCAACAATATATCAATAGGAGGAAATAAAATGGTAATAGAGTTTGATTTCGAGATATACAAAAACGGAGATTACGATAAGGTATATCTACGTAACGGAAAAGAGGCAAGAGTATTATGTGATAATGGGAAGGGTAATAGTCCTATGGTCGTGATGATTGAGGATGATAAAGCGGATGATTATATTATTCTTCGTTATAACGAAACTGGCAGGAGGGATATCAATGGTCAATCGGGTCTCGATCTTATGTTATCGGTAAAAGAACGGGAACCAGAATTATGGGTTGTTGTCATATCTTATATGGATGATAAGGATAAGAGACAAAAGATGGTCTTACCTAATTTTTTCTCAAGGAATATAAGAGGAAATGTATATCTTCAAGGAAGCTCTAAATCAAGTGTATCATATTATGTTGATAAGCTAGAAGAAGATGGGTGCTTCGATGAGCTATGCGAGAAGATAAGGGTAAAGAGAGATCGCATTTATAACATGGAAATAATATCACTATCAGATGACGAGACGGCAGTTTAACCAGTTGATAAATGATCTGGACGGTAAAAACCCGTTTATCGTGTTGCATAGGGATGCCGTTGCGCCTAAATACGTGGGCATAGAAGTATCGAAAGAAGGGATGGTATACAACTACTCGATTATAAGCATAAATGACGAATATAAGCCTAAAAAGGCTCTTATTTCGAAGATATTGGGTATAGCTGATAATCTTAATGGCGATAGCGGCTTGAAAAAGGGATGATTGAGTGTATTTATGACCATAATAATAAAAGTCGTGTACTGATACGAATGATATTGGACGGAGGATAAATATGGCAGTATGGTAATAGACAGGTTTATGTCTTAATATCATAATATTCTGCTATTATATCCTCTTTTTGGGTAAGGAGTATAATAAATAATATAAATATCTTGGATATGGGGGGAATTAACATAGGTGATAAGATCGTAAGTAATAATTTTGATATGGATAAGATATGACAAGATACTTGCTTATGATGGTTATGGTGATACTGACACCGCCAAAAGGGAGCGGTGGCATGCCCCTCGCCCCGAAGCCGGCCGTGATCGAGGCACGGGTATGGGATAAGCTGGCGGCCGCCCTGTCTTTCGTGGAGTCAAGAAATAACGATCGGGCGTACAACGCCGCATCCGGGGCGTTAGGGAGGTGGCAGATGAAAAAGGTATATGTAGATGAGGTTAATAGGATATTGCGCCTTAAACGGGAGAAAAAGCGGTATAGATACGATGATAGGACAAATCCTGTTAAAGCTAGGGAGATGTTTGAGATATATCAATCTCATCATAATCCGAATAAGGATATAGATCGGGCTATAAGATTGCATAGGGGATTACATTCCCCTAAATATATTAAGGAGGTTAAAAACGAATTGAGAAAATGATATGAATAAAGAAGTGCTGATAAGTATGGTCAATAGCGGTAAGATAAGATTCATTCCGTTAAGAAGATGTTCTTTATGTAATGAGTATATAGGATACAAATTCGTTAGAATGTATGACGGGAATACAATACCAGTGTTTTCTAGTGGATGTAGATGTTGTGGTATAAATATCGGGACGCTATCAGAAAGGACTTGGGATGAGGTGCTTGATCTTGTCAAAACGGTACTAAACAAGCCTATAGATGAGAGAACGGAGGAAGATGAATTTATATTAAATAGTTTAATATAAGGAGGTATTGTATATGAACTGGGTGATAATAAAAGGGGTTAGATATCCTAGTTCTGTGATATCAGCATTTGCGGCATATAATATGGATAACCCTTTCGTGAAGATCAGGATCAGAAACAAGTATCATATAGTGTCTTTTGATGATGTCAATAAGATGGCTAGTCAAATGGTATATTTAATGAACAACTATCCTGATTTCGTTCAGATAGGAAGGTGGTGGATATCCAAGAAACATGTGATGTCATGGACGCCCAAGGGGGAGGCCGTGGACGGATCGGGCTGGGTTATTTCCTTCACCCTGTCCTTTGGCTTAGATAATGGGACTCAAATTAAGTTTGATAAAGAAGCAGAAGATGCTGAAATAATATCAGTAAGGTTAAGTCCGGATGAAACGCCCATTGCTTATGAAAATAGAGTTAGGTGTTTAATGCTGTCAGGATTAAGCCGGGAAGAAGCGGAGAAAATAGCGTTAGAGCCAATGGATCTTGAGCTATATT